ATCTTCCACGGTGCTGCTTTTGGAAATACAATTGAACCAGTAAGCGGTGGTGGTGGTAAAGTACTTGGTGTTGCATCATCAACACTTGCATCTGGAGATAAGTTCCTTCTTCTTGCAGATCATTTAGAATCATTATCTGGTGGTACTGATGACTATTCATACACTGCTGGTGAAGTAAATTCTGCTTATGATTTATTCCAAGATACAGAAGAAACAGAAGTTGACTTTGTTCTTATGGGTGGATCATTTGGTAGTGAAACAGATACACTTTCTAAGGCACAGAAAGTAACAGCAATTGCTGCTGCTAGAAAGGATGCTATTGCATTCGTTTCTCCTTATAAAGGTAATCAAATTGGAACAGGTGGTTCTGCTCTTTCTGCTGTACAGCAAAGAACTAATACACTTAACTTCTTCACTGCTGTAACTTCAACATCATATGCTGTTCTTGACAGTGGTTACAAGTACATGTATGACAGATTCAATGATAAGTATCGTTGGGTTGCTACTAACGGTGACGTTGCTGGTTTATGTGTAAACACATCATCAACTACAGCAGACTGGATTTCACCTGCTGGACTATCACGTGGTGGTCTTCGTAATGTTGTTAAGTTGGCATACAATCCCAACAAGGCAGATAGAGATGAACTGTATCAGGCAAGAATTAATCCAATAGTTACTTTCCCTGGAAGTGGTTCTGTACTATTTGGAGACAAGACTGCTCTTGCTTCTCCATCCGCATTTGATCGTATTAATGTTCGCCGTCTCTTCCTCAATATTGAGAAGAGAGTTGAAGCTCTTGGTAAAGGAGTTCTCTTTGAAATTAATGATGAAACAACTCGTTCTGGATTCCTTGCAACAATTAATTCTTATCTTAATGAGATCGTTGCAAAACAAGGTATCACTGATTTCTTGGTTGTTTGCGATAGCACAAACAACACAGCAGATATTGTTGACCGTAACGAATTCGTTGCGGAACTCTTCATCAAACCTGCTCGTTCTATCAACTACGTAACAGTGACATTTACTGCAACGAGAACTGGTGTCTCGTTTGCTGAAGTCATCGGACGCTAACTTTGTTAAATATATAAGAAGAGGTAATTTAAAACAATGGCAGTCACAAGTAAAGTTTCAACTTTCCTAACCAAGGTAAGTCAGGGTGTAAGACCCAATATGTTCCAAGTGGATATCAATTTCCCTGAGGGTGACCTTGGTGATGCTGATAAAGAACTTGCTTCATTCATGTGCAAATCAGCTAATCTTCCTTCATCTAACGTAGGTGTTATTGAAGTTCCATTCAGAGGAAGATCAGTTAAGATTGCTGGAGACAGAACATTTGATAACTGGTCAGCAACATTCATCAATGATAAGGACATGAGAACACGTTCTTATTTTGAGAAGTGGTTGAATGAAATCAATTCACATGAAAACAATACATCTGGTCTAGTCAATCCAGCAGACTATGGTCGTACAATTGTTGTAAGACAATTAGAAAAAGATGAAAGTGCTGGTGGAGAAGAGTTGAGAGCATACAAGTTATGGTATGCATTCCCAACTAGTGCTTCTGCAATTGACCTTGCTTATGACAGCAATGATCAGATTGAAGAATTCACTATTGAGTTCCAATATTCTTACTGGACAGTTGGAGATACTGAAGCTCCTTCTGGAAGAAGCGGAATCGCCATCCCCTAAATAAGAATAGGAAATCAATTGAGTTAATTAATAATGGGTCAACTATTTGGTTTCCAAATTAACCGCAAAGACGAGAAGAAAGGTCAATCACCTGTTCCACCTCTTGCAGATGAACCAGTATCTATTGCAGCTGGCGGTTACTTTGGAACATACGTAGATACAGATGCCACCGCAAGGAATGAGTACGAGCTAATCCGTAGATATAGGGATATGGCTCTTCATCCTGAGGTGGATTCTGCTGTTGACGAGATTGTGAATGAGTTTGTTGTTTCAGACAACAACGATAGTTGTGTTGACATCAATCTTGAAAATCTAGATATCGGTATGGGTATCAAGAAAAAAGTTAGGGATGAGTTTGATTATATAAAAAGACTTCTTAATTTTGACAACAGAGCACATGAAATTATTCGTTCGTGGTATATTGACGGACGGATTTTTTATCATAAAGTAATAGATTTAGATGATCCCAAGAAAGGTATTCTTGAATTGCGTTATGTTGATGCAATCAAGATGCGTAAGGTCAGACAAAAATTAGGAAAGCTTGGTAGTCCACCAGATGCTTCCTTAGCAAAGTCAGTGCAAGGAACTGCACTTGAAATGGAATGGGGTAATTACGTTGATTATTATTTGTACAACCCAAGAGGATACTTAAGGGGTGGTGCAATGGGACCAGTGGGAGATATGTCTAACTCCCAAGGTATCAAAATGGCTGTAGATTCAGTAGCATTTTGTTCAAGTGGTCTACAAGATTTAAACAAACGGATGCACTTGAGCTTTATGCACAAGGCAATCAAGTCACTCAATCAACTTAGAATGATTGAAGATGCTCTTGTCATCTATAGATTATCACGTGCTCCTGAACGTAGAATATTTTACATTGATGTAGGTAACTTACCTAAGATCAAAGCAGAACAATATCTTCGTGATGTCATGGCGAGGTATCGTAACAAGTTAGTTTACGATGCTAGTACTGGTGAGATTCGTGATGATAAAAAGCACATGAGTATGCTTGAGGATTTTTGGTTGCCTCGTAGAGAGGGTGGTCGTGGAACTGAGATCACCACCTTGCCTGGTGGACAGAATCTAGGAGAGCTCAAGGATGTTGAGTACTTTAGGAAGAAGCTTTATAATTCTCTTAATCTTCCACCGTCCCGTCTTACCGATGATAACAAAGGATTTAACCTTGGAAAGACAACAGAAGTATTACGTGACGAACTTAAGTTTACTAAGTTCATTGGAAGAATGCGTAAGAGATTTGGAGAGTTATTCCACGACATTCTCAAGACGCAACTTATTCTTAAGGGAGTAATTTCTCCTGAAGATTGGGATGACATGAGAGAGCATATTCAATATGATTTCCTCTTTGATAATCATTTCAATGAGTTAAAAGAAAAGGAGATGCAATTGGCACGAGTTAATCTTGCTACTCAAATGGATGTATTTGTTGGTAAGTATTATTCAATTGAATATATCCGTAAGTCTATTCTTGAACAGACTGAAAAAGAATATAGGGAAATTGATAAGCAGATGCAGAAAGAGATTGATCAGGGTCTTGCGATGGATCCAATCAATGTCACTCAGATGGATATGATGGATCGTCAGAACCAAGCATATGCTCCAGAGATTGCATCACAACAGCAAGATGATCAGGCAGTACTTGATCAAGCAGCTGCGGATGATGCACATCAAAAGCAATTGCAGATGATGAAAGCTCAACCTAAACCTACCAGTAATACTAAATAATTAATTATCATGACTGAAACAAACATTGATCAGGCAAATCCTGATGCTGAAGTTATTGATGTAGTAGGTGCTATATCAGATAACCAACGTGCAAAAGCAATTGATGCAATTCAAGATATGCTTTATGCAAAGTCTAGTGATGCTATAGGTGATTACAAAAAGATTGTAGCTAATACACTTTTTGATGAACCAATAGAAGATAAACCAGAGGAACTTTCAAATGAAACTGATAACGGAAACAATTGAAAACGTCAATGTAATTACCGAAGGTAAAGGTGATTCTAAAAAGTTGTATATTGAAGGAGTATTCCTTCAATCAGAAATTAAGAATCGCAATGGACGTATGTATCCATTCTCAGTTCTTGAAAAAGAAGTCAATCGTTACAATGAAGAGTATGTTAAAACATCACGTGCTCTTGGTGAGTTGGGTCATCCTGATGGTCCTACTGTTAACCTTGACCGTGTATCCCACAGAATCACATCGCTTACTGCTGAAGGTAATAACTTCATTGGAAGAGCACAAATAATGAATACCCCAATGGGTAACATTGCTAAAGCTCTATTAGAAGATGGTGTACAACTGGGTGTTTCATCAAGGGGTATGGGTTCAATTGATAAAAGAGAAGAGATGAATGTTGTCATGGATGACTTCATGCTTGCAACAGCAGCAGACATAGTTGCTGATCCTTCCGCACCTGATGCATTTGTTAATGGTATTATGGAAGGCAAAGAGTGGGCTTGGGATAACGGCATACTTAAGGAGACTGAAGTTGCTAAATACAAGCGTTACATGGATTCTGCTACACGCAGAAACTTAGAGGAGCGAACACTTAACGTGTTTAATCAGTTCCTTACAGGTTTATGATTTAATAAATAAACTTAGATTAACACAGTAATTCTACGGGAAGACTTAAAATGTCAGATGTATTAAAAGAGAAGTTTGAGGAATTCGCTACCGAGCAGAAGGACGTTCTCAAAG